TTACTCCGTTTCGCAGACCTACCCGGATTACCAGGGCGTGTACTGGGGCGACGGCAACATGCTCGACACCCCCGCGAGTGACTTTCAGGTCGTGGAATACCTGCGCATCACCGACAAGGCCGCTCGTCTGATCCGTCCGCTGCTGATTCGCCGGGTGGCCGATCGCCGACTGAACAGCACACCCAACAGCATGGCGGTCAACACCAACCAACTGATGGCCCCTCTGCGCGCCATGGCCAAGTCCACCTCGTTCAACGGCGAGGTGTTCCCTGGCGACATCGAGCCGCCAAAGGACGGCGACCTGGTGCTGAGCTGGCTCAGCAAAACCAAGGTGGCGGCCTACATCAAGCTCAAACCCCTCAACTGCCCGAAAGACCTCACGGCGAACATCGCCTTGGATCTTTCCACCGACAAAACGGAGTAACGCGCCATGGCAAAGATTGGCGGCAAGAACTTCGACGTGAGCCTGGGTGACCTGTCGCTACACGTCGAGAACTGCACCCTGGACATCACCGACAACTCGGCCGTGGCGCAGACCCGGGGCGTACCCGATGGCACCGTGGACGGCGACGTGGCCGCCGCCGGCGAATTCGAGCTGGATACCACCAACTTCAATCTGCTGATCGACGCGGCGCGATCGGCGGGCAGCTTCCGGGCGCTCAAGCCTTTTGACGCTGTGTTCTTCGCCAAGGCCGGCGAGGACGAGGAACTGCGCGTGGAGGCGTTCGGCTGCAAGGTGAAAATCTCCAGCCTGTTGGCGATCGATCCGAAGGGCGGCGAAAAGTCCAAGCACAAGGTGCCGTTCGACGTCACCAGCCCGGACTTCATTCACATCAACGGCGTGCCGTACCTCGACGCGACCGAGATCGAGGGCCTGCGCTGATGGTGGATTGGTTCGACCGCGCCCAGGAACTGGAGCAGCGCCAACGTGATCAGGCAATCCAGGCCCAGCTGCGCCAGCCTCGGCCGGTCGGGCCAAGCCTGATCCATTGCCAGGACTGCGACAACGAGATCCCGGCCGCACGCCGAGCCCTGGGCGGCATAACCCGCTGCGTCCCCTGCCAGAGCGGCCACGAAAAGAGTAAGCGCACATGACGACAGAAGCCGTTCGCCTCGGTTCGATGGAACAGAAAATGGCCGTGGTCGAGCATCGATTGAGTGAGCTGGAAGACCGCCACGAAACCGTCCCGACCCGCGTCACGAAGCTGGAGCAAGGCTTTGAACACATGGCTCGCCAGTTATCGGAACTCAACGCCGGCCAGCAGACGCTGACGGTTGCGGTCAATGACATCTCGTCGAAGGTCGGCCGTCTGTTGACCATCCTCACGCTGGTGGGAACGGTACTGCAGATGGTCGTCCCGACAGTGCTGCGAGTGTGGTTCCCGTGAGCCTGCGCGGAAAGATCCAGGCCGGCGCGCTGGCGCTGGCCAGCGCCCCGCTGGTGATTTTCCTGGGCACCTGGGAGGGCCACGGCCAGAACACCGTCTACCCGGACAAGCTGGCCGGTGGGCTGCCCACCGTCTGCAAGGGCATCACCCGCCACACCAGCCCGTTTCCGGTGGTGGTCGGCGACTACTGGTCCGACGCCCGCTGCGCCGAGGTGGAGCAGTTGGTGATCAGCAAAGGACAGTTGCAGTTGGCGGACTGCATCACCAACCAGGATGTGGGCCAGAACACCTTCGACGCGTTGAGCAGTCACGGGCATAACGTCGGCACGCCCAGCACCTGCGCCAGTCGGGCGGTGGGGCTGATCAACGCCGGGCGCATTGCCGAAGGTTGCCGGGCGCTGGCCTGGGCGCCGGACGGGAAAACCCCGGTCTGGGCCTTTGTGACCGACGCCCAGGGCCGCAAGCGGTTCATTCAAGGCCTGCACAACCGCCGGCTGGCCGAAATGGAGCTGTGCCTGAAATGAGCCTTTCCCTGTTGCGCCTGGCGCCGTTCGCTCTGCTGGCCGGCCTGGTGGCCTGGCTGGCCTTTGATTCGATCCTGGACCAGCGCGACGACGCCCGGCGCGAGCGGGACAGCGTGCAATGGGAAGTCACAGGCCTGCGCGAAGCGGCTCGCATCAGCGGCGAAAGGCTCGCCGAGCGGGACGCGATCGATCAACGAAACACCACGGAACTGAACCATGCACTTTCTGAAAACGAGCGTCTGCGTGCTGCTGTTGACACTGGCGGTCAGCGGCTGCGCGTCAACGCCACCTGTCCCGCCGCCGGATCTGTGTCCACCACCGCCGGCGCCGCCCGCCTGGCTGATGCAGGAGCCCCCGAACTCGCTGCAGACGCTCGACCGGATTATTTCACCCTACGACGTCAACTTGCCCTCAGCCGGCAAATGATTCTCGGCCTACAGCAATACGCCAACGGTGTTTGCCGACGGCCGACACAACAGACCAACACCTTTACCCACCTCGACGAGAGATCCGCCCCATGAGCCAACAGAACACCGAAATCACCCTGGAAATCGGCGAACAGGAATTCACCTTCAACCTGACCCCGGCCGACGTCACCAAGTATTTCAACGCTCTGACCCAGACCAACAAGGTCGCCCCGGGCAACAACCTGTTGATGACGACTGTGCTCCAGGAACAGAAAGCAGTCCTGAAACCCTTGCTGGCCAACCCGGTGATGGTGATGCAGATCGCCGGCGCGCTCCTCGAGGAGTACGCCCCCAACGTTGAGGTGATCGTAAAAAAGCGCTCGAGCACGCTGAGCGCCTGAGTGAGAACGGCCTGGGCCAGTTGATGGCCCTGACGAACCGCTGGCTACCTGGAGCCGAACCCACGCCCGAGGCGATGGGAACGGCCAAGTGGTTGGAGGACGAACACTGGAGACGCATGGAATTTGCCGTGGCTAACGGCATTGCCCTTGCGCTGAATGGGTAACGACATTGGCAGACCGTAGCGCCAGCCTGGCTTTCATCCTGAGCCTGACCGACAAGGTCACCGCGCCCCTGGGCAAGGTGAAGATGGGGTTTTCCGAACTGGCCGACCAGAGCGAAAAGCACATCAAGACCATCGGCCTGGGCTTGGGTGGGCTGACGGCGGGCGTGGTCGGGATCCGTGAGTCCATGGAGCCGGCCCTGGAGGTCAACCGCGCCCTGGGCGATGTTCGATCGTTGGGGGTGGCCGAGGATGCGCTGTCAGCACTCAATGCCAAGTCCCTGGAGTTCGCGGTGAACTACGGCGAGAACGCCCAGGAGTTCGTGGCCTCGGCGTACCTGATCGAGGGCGCCATCAAGGGCCTGGCCGGTAACCAACTGGCCGTTTTCACCAACACCAGCAACCTGTTGGCCAAGGCCACCAAGACCGACGCCGAAACCATGGGCGAATACGTCGGCACGCTCTACAACCTGCAGAAGTCCCAAGCCGATGCCATGGGTAAGGGCGAATGGGTGGAAAGGCTCGGCGGCCAGACCGCGCTGGCGGTCCAGCTGTTCCGCACCAGCGGCGCGGCGATGAAAGACGCATTCCAGGAGGCCGGCGCCATCGCCACAACGGCGGGGGTGGACCTGGCCGAACAGATGGCAGTCATTGGCACCCTGAGCAGCACGATGGAAGGTGGCGATGCCGGCGGCCGTTACAAGGCGTTCTTCGAAAACATCGGCGCCGCTTCGGACAAATTGGGGGTCAAGTTCACTGACCAGCAGGGCAGGATCCTGCCCATGCTAACCATCCTGGACAAGCTCCAGGGCAAGCTCGGCGACCTCAACAGCGCTTCAGCCGGTGCCAAGCTGCTGGAGGCCTTCGGCGGCGAAGGCGCCCAGGTGATCGGCGCGCTGGCCAAGGACACGAGTCGGTTGCGCAACGGCATCGAGCAGTTGGGCAAGGTGCGCGGCCTGGAGAACGCGGAAAACATGGCGCGGGCGATGGTCGACCCCTGGCAACAGTGGGCGTCCCTGGTCGAGGTTATGCGCGTGGTGTTTGGCCAGGTGCTGATCCCGGTGCTGACACCGTTCATGAACCGGATGGTCGAGATCGGCAAAACCCTGGTGCGCTGGTCGCAGCTGTTCCCCAACATCACCCGGGTGATCGGCATCACCGCGCTGACCATCATGAGCATCGTAGCGGCCATGTCGTTGCTCACTGTGGCCGTGGGGGTTTCAAGAGTGACCTGGTTGGGCCTGGTGTCGGTCTGGAAGGTCGTCCAGTTGCTGAACCTGCGCACCGTCGCCGGCTTCGCCCTGCAAAAGCTGGCGATCCTGGCTTACATGACGGTGATCTATGCCTTGAGCGCCAGCCTGGCGCTGGTACGCGGCGCCATGCTGCTTTGGCAGGGCGGGATCTGGCTGGTCAATGCCGCGCTGTTGGCCAACCCGGTGGTGTGGATCGTGGTC